AATCAGGGGCGTCAAGGTGTGGGTGATCACCGAAGCCGACCGCAGCCTGACCACGGTGCTCCTTCCCGAGGACTACTAAATCGAATGGCTCCCTACCGAGTCGAGATCGAGATGGTGATGCCAACGGGCGAGAGGTTCGTCGTGCGAAGTTCCTACGCCTTCACCAAGAAGCGGGCGGAGCGAATCCTTGATGGCTGGTTCGACACCTTCGGGGAGGATCGCCTGCCCTTGATGCAGGGCTTCATCTACTCGTGGAGAAAGTTCGAATAAAGACTTGACGTTGCTACACCCCCGTGGCATAGTGGGGGAGTAGCAAAGAACACCAACTGACGAAGGAGCAAGAAATGACCCAGACCCCCGCCACCGAGAAGCAGGTCGCCTACCTGCAGAGCCTGCGCACGAAGCGCATCGCTACCCCAAGCGTTCTCGCCGACGTCGAGGCAGCCGAGGCTGGCCTCCTCAGCAAGGCCGACGCCTCCAGCCTCATCGAGTTGATGCTGAACCTGCCCTTCAACGGCACGGCCTTCCGACGCACGAGCGCACCGGCAGCAGCCCCGCAGCCCGCAGCCCAGCGCCCCGAAATCCCCGCAGGCTTCTACACGATCACCGATGGCGAAGGCCACGTGACCCTCAAGGTCACCCACGGAGCCGAGTGGTGCGATGGCAAGACGGTGGTGTCCTACCTCTTCGGAACGGACAACGTCACGAAGTACCGCGGCTTCGCCTTCATCACCCCTTCGGGCGAGATCAAGGTCTGGGCGAAGTTCGCCAACAACAACCGGCTGATCGCAGCAGCACAGTTCCTCGCTACCGGCAAGGTCGACGAGGCTCGGGAGACCTTCCTGAACGTAGCCGAGGCCTACGCCCTCCACAGCGGACACTGCTTCGCTTGCGGACACCACCTCACGGTGCCTGCCAGCCTCCACCGCGGACTCGGTCCGGTCTGCGCCCAGCGCCTCGGGGTGGCATGATGGCGAAGCCCAAGCAGAACAGCGACCTCGCCCTCCTTCGGAGTGCACGCCGGAAGGCACACTTCGAAGGGGGCGGAACCCTCACCGAGTGGCGTGGGGGCAACGCAGTCCGGATCACCAACAAGAAGCGAGAGGCCAGCCGGAAGGCTTGCCGACAGAACCGAGGAGAGCAATGACCGCCGAAGCCATGACCCCAACCCCATACGAGTTCAGCAGTGGGGCAACCCTGATTTGGAAAACCGACGAAACCGGCAAGGTGCTCGGCGTAACGGTTCTCCCTCACTACGACACCCATCAGGTCTACGAAGTGCCAGAAGGCGCAACCGATGGTGATGCCGTCATGGAACTTGCCGACAGCATGGGTTGGGAATTCCCTGACGAGATGTATCTTGGTGGCGAGAAAGTCGCCTTGGAGTGGTCATGCTGATCCCGCTTCGGCGGTTTGCAAATCGCACACCCGCAGGCTAGAGTTGCCCCCTACCGAAACCGACAGCAGGGGGCAGAATGCTCAGTCCTAACCAAATCGCCGAGGCTATCGAAGCCGAGACCGCCCGCATGGAGTCGCTCGTAGAGGACATCCGCCAAGCCGGATTCGACGAGGCTCGAGCCGAGGCTGATTTCAAAGTCGCCTACGCGCGCGAGCGCGTGACGTTCCGTTCCGATGCCCTGCGCTCGGGGACGAGGATCACCGCCGACATGGCGGACGATGCTGCCACGGTGGCCACCGAAGACCTGCGCTACGCCTACCTGCTAGCCGAGAACAACCTCTCGACCCTTCGTGAGGCCATTCGTGCGTCGCAAGCCCACCTCGATGGGCTCCGGACGCAGGCGGTATCGCACCGCAACGTTGGCTGACACCCCCCTAGAAGCCCGCAGGAGCCTCGCTAGGCAATGCCCGCGCTGTTCCCTTCACGATCGCTCACCGGGGCTCCTAGAGGCCTGTGTGCAGATCGGGGAACCGTGCTGGTCGGGCTGCTACGTCTGCGCACGACTTGACCCCCTTCCTACTCAAAAGCCGGTGTAGCCTGAACCCAACCTACAAGGTTGGAGAGATGGAAGCCGAGCCAATCACCATCGAGACAATGAGTCGCATCGCCCTCGAAGAGGGGCTGATGGCGGGGATCAAACTCGACGCCCTCAGACTTGCTATGCTGAACGAAGCGGTCGACTGGCTATGCGACCTCACCGACCTGCCCAAGATGGAAGTTCGCAGAATATTGGCAGCCAAACGGGGTGGACAAGTGGCCAGCAGTCTTGCTACAATAAACGCAGTCCGACACCTCCTTCGGGGTGCGAACTAAACCAAGCGTTCAGTGTGAACTGACCAAGTAGAGAGAGAGCAACACCATGAGCAGCAACTCAACCATCGTCGGGAACCTCACCCGCGACCCTGAACTTCACATCGCCCCCTCGGGGATGGCGGTTCTGTCCTTCAGCGTGGCGGTGAACAAGAACAAGAAGGGTGCCAACGGCGAGTGGGAGAAGGAAGCCCACTACTTCGACTGCGTGTGCTTCGGCGACCAAGCCGAGAACGTCGCAGCGTCGGCAACCAAGGGCAACCGCCTGATCGTGTCCGGCTACCTTCAGCAGCGCACGTGGGAAGACAAGGACTCCGGTGCCAAGCGCTCCAAGGTCGAACTGGTGGCCGATGAGGTCGCCGTGTCGCTCCGCTGGGCTACGGCTGCGATCACCAAGGTCGAGTTCGACAGCGAGGGCGGTGGAGGCAACCGTGCGCCCCAGCAGTCACGCCAGCAGAACTCCTTTAACGAGGAGCCCTTCTAGGCCAAAGGTTTAGCCTCAACGGGGGGCTGAACGTAGGGCACTTTCCTTCGGGAGAGTGCCCTACCGGCGCGTCTGAAGGTGACCCCGACTAAAATAGGGTCGAGCCTGTAGCATTTCCACCATGGACATTCCCAACCCCGGCGACAACGACTTCGATCGGGACATCACCTCGGACGAGATCGACAGCGACTCGCTAGCGATCGCCCTGCACTTCGTAGAGATGCGGGACTTGTTTGAGATCATGACCGCCGCTGGCTTCACCGAACGGCAGGCCATTCGCTTCCTCGCCTATTGCTTCCTGAATGGTGATGAAGAGTGACGATGGACTTGCCGGATGAACTTCATGCCCGGCTGAACGACGTCGACTTCATTCCCATCGAGTTAGACCTGCTGAACAAGATGCGCCGTCCGGCGTGGACTGATCAGGCAGTGTGCCGTGACGTAGAAAATCAGCGCCACTTGGACACAATGTACCCAGAACGGCACGAAACTCCGGGCGGAAAGCACCTTATTCCAGCACGGAAGTTGTGCCTCGTTTGCCCCGTTCGCTACGACTGCCTCGAGTTGGGTCTCGAGGAGCAGTTCGGCATCTGGGGAGGACACTCCTTTAGTCAACGCCGCCGAATCCAAGTTTTAGTGAAATCAGGGAGTAGTCTGGTAGACGCCAGCCGCTCAATCGACGCACGGAGTAGGGATGCCCGATAACGAAGAACTCCTCCCGCAGGTAGACGCGTTCACTGAACTCGGCGCTACAGGTCTGTGGCGCACGGGTGGCTTCGTCATCGACGACATCCTGCCCCAACTCCGAGGCAGGCAGTCCCTCACCGCCTATAGGGACATGTCGGAGAATGATCCGATTATTGGCGCAATTCTGTTCGCCATTGAACGGGTGATCCTCCAAGTTGACTGGCGTGTCGACCCCTATACCGACCCGACTGGTGAAACCCCCCTCGATCAAGACCAAGCGGCAGCCATCTTCGTGCAGGAATGCATGGACGACATGAGCCACTCTTGGCACGAGTTGATGATCGCCATCACCTCGTTCCTGATTTACGGCTGGTCGTTCTTCGAGATCGTCTACAAACAGCGCAAGGGGCCAGACCAGAAAGACCCGATTTATCGCTCCCGCTACAACGACAACAAGATTGGGTGGCGGAAAATCGTCATGCGTGCCCAAGACTCCTTGTGGCAGTGGCAGTTCGACGAGACTGGTGGAATCAAGGCGATGATCCAGCGCGACCCCACAACGGGTCGGCTGAACGTGATCCCCATCGAGAAGGGCTTGTTGTTCCGCACTACTTCAGCACGTGGGAACCCCGAAGGACGCTCAATCCTGCGTTCCTCCTTCAAGCCTTGGTATTACAAGCGCCGCATCGAGGAGTTTGAGGCCGTTGGTGTTGAGCGTGACCTCGCTGGCCTGCCGGTTGGGTATGTTCCTGCTGAATGGATGTCAAAGACGGCAACTCCTGCGGAACGTGCCGCACTTGCCGCCATGGAACAGATTGTTCGTGGTGTAAAGCGCAACGAGGCAGAGGGCATCGTTATCCCCCTGATGTTCGACGAGAACGGCAAGCAACTGGTTGACTTCAAGTTGCTGAACTCGGGCGGAACCCGACAATTCAACACTGACCAGATCATCACCCGCTACAACAACCAGATCGCCATGACCTGCTTGGCGGACTTCATCATGATGGGTCACGAGAGCGTCGGCTCCTTCGCTTTGGGCGCTTCGAAGGTCGACTTGTTCATGGCGGCGGTGGAATCTTGGGTGCGCCTTATCGCCGAGGTATTCAACAGCCACGCCATTCCTCGGCTGATCGCCCTTAATGGCTTCGATACGGCACGCTGCCCGAACTTGACCTACGGTCAGGTGAATGCGGTCGACTTGGTCGAACTCGGCGGCTTCCTTGCCAACATGAGCACCGCCCAACTGCTGACTCCGGACAACAACCTCGAGGACTACCTGCGGGAACTGGCCGGTCTCCCGCCATTCCAAGCGGAACCGAATGGCCTAGCCGAGAACGTTCGCTATGGTGGAAACCAAATCCAGCCCGATCCAGAGATGACCGACCCCAAGCAGGCGTTCATTGGGGTAAACAACGGCGACGCCGGTGCAAGCGGCAGCCCGAACAGCAACACGCAGTCCACTTCTATGCAAAATCCGCAGGGGGGACTGAACGATCAGTCGGGCGGTAGTGGAATACAGGCCAATATCTCCTCGGCGGGCTACACAGGCGAAGCCCCGCCATCAGCAAAGGGCGGAAAGCCGAAGCCCACAGGCCAGAACGGCCCGCTGACCAACAACCAAGGCACGACCTCGTGACCATTCGCATCCGCAAGGTGAAGTCCAGCAAGCCAAAGAAGCCCTCAACTATCAAGGCGAGCACTGCTGTTCCATCCGTGACGAAGGTTCGCACACGGTAGTTGAACAGGGATTTCACCACCCTAATGTAGCATTAAACGTAATCGCCCAAGGAGAAGGTGACAGTGAAGCCAGTTGAGGTTCTAGATGTCGTGGCCAATGTATCCCTTTCCGAGGTCGTGCTGAACAAGGCCGTCCACGCCGAACTGCGAGAAGCCGCCGCCGACCTCCTCACGGAAGGCTACGAAACTGCTGATCTCCTCGCCGTAAGCAATGGAGACGAGGGAACTTCGCTCGTTCTCGTCCCCAATGAGGTGGAAAAGTCAGTCTCGCCGGTATGGAAGCGCCTTGCACAGCGAGTGTTCGGCGGCGAGGACTTGAGCGCCAACGCTGAAAAGCGCCTGATCGCCCGCAATATCGCCAAGGGACTGGCTTCTGTCCCCCACCCATTCACCAAGAGCCAGAACGACTTTGACGGCGTTCCCGCCTGCGTCGTGTGCGGTTCTACGGTTCAGCAGCCGGAATGCCAACCCCTCGACAAGGCCATCGGCTTCCCGTTTATCTTCAACACCGCCCCAATGCAGGCCGAAGAGCCTACGGTAGAGGATGATTCCACCACCGATGGGGCAGTTCAAGTTGCCCTCGACCCGAACACTGTCGCCGCAATCTTGCAGGCTGTTCAGCAGAACCAACAGGGCGGGGCGCTCGATGACGACACTGAGTCCTCAAGTTCGTCAAGTTCCTCGAGTTCATCGAGCAGTTCCTCAAGTTCCAGCAGCAGTAGTTCCTCAAGCAGTTCCTCGAGTAGTTCATCATCTTCGAGTTCATCGTCCTCAAGTAGTAGTTCCAGCAGCAGTTCCTCCTCAGACGAGAGCATTCTGGGCGACAACTGGCGAGATGGCCTCGATCCATGGCAGGTTGAGTTGGCTGAAAGCCTCGATGACCTTGTTGAGGACTTGGGGCGTGTCCCCGCTGCTGATGCCGCCTATACGGACTCCTCGCCTTACTTGGCGAATGGTGGAACCTGCGCCAACTG